GAGGTTGGATTGGATGAAGGTGTCGATACACTTGTAGTTGAAGTTGTTCCTGTTGAGGTTACTGTATAACCTAAACCTGTTGTAGATTGTGCATCAACATTTCCACCTGTTGTTGTATTGATTGTATCAATTTCTAGTATCTGATTTCTTACAGGTACTACATCATTTGAATTTGGAATTGCTGTTACACGAATCTTTGAAGATGATGTACCATCTACATTTGATACTGCAGAAATTAATAATGAAGTTGTACTAATTAAACCACTAGTATAATTTACTGTTCCTGCTGTTGAATTTAAATATGTTCTAACACCTGTAGAAGCTATAGAATAAATTCTTAAATTACCAGAACCATCATCATCAAAAAAGTATTCTGTTGTTACACTGTTATCTAAATAAAATCCTGTTGAAGAAATAATTCCACCAGAACCTGTGTTGTGAGATGCGTGTGGATTATAAAATGCATTATTAAAATTAAGTGTATAAGAAGTTGATGCAGATACTGGTGTAAAAAATTTACCCATAGTAACTGTAGTTGTATTGTTTAGTATAGATGAATCTGTACCATCAATTAATCCTGTAAGTTTAGAATGTCTAAACGAACTATTAAATTCTTGTAAGTCACTTATATTATAACTAGAAACAGTTTTAAAAATTAAAGATGCTAATTCATCTTTAGTAGATGTTGTTGATGTTGAATCATAATTAAATGTAATATTTAAAATTAAAAAAGTTGTGTCTGCATCTACAATCACTGGTGTAATTGAAGCAACTTTAAATGGACTGAACGCCGCCACTAAGTTACTCTTTTGTACAGTTGTTAAGTTTGCACCAGTTGTAGGTTTGATTGAAATAAACACTTTACCATATTCTGGGTTACTTGATACTCCTGTACTTGTATCGTAACTCCCATCTTCTCCACCCCAAACAGAAACTGCTTGAGTGTTTGGAAATAATTTTCTAGTAAATGTTTTATAATCATCTACTGTTACACATCTTCCTTGAGCTGCATAATCTAATGGTGCATTTAATTTTATTGATTGTAAAGTTTCTGCATCTGCTCCACCTATTGCACTAGCAACAGTTGTTACTGTGATTGATGAAACACTATCGATACTTGATGGTGAACTAAATGTAGATGCTCCATTCGTTTCACCTTTATTTGTAATTACATATTGTAGTTGTACAATGTTACCATCTGATAATGATTTACTAACTACACCATCGCCAAAATATATTTCATACAAACCACTATCGGTTTCTTGTAAAAAGTAAACTGTACTTGATGAAGACAATTGTGTTATGTCTGTTGCTTTAGTGTAAGTAGTTGTACTTGTATTAGAACTTGATGTTTGTACCTTAACAGTTAAAGTTGATGTGTCACTATTAGCATCTCTCAATAAAAATCTTTGGTCAACATCAGCAGTATCTACTACATACTTTGTTGTAACATAAGTACCTTCGTAAATATTTACACTATCAAATTGAACAGCACTGCCTGAATTATTTCCTGTTACATCTGCAATGGTAACGAATTGATAATCTGTTCCACCAACATTTGTTGTAAATGCTGTACCAGCTGACATTGTTTTATTATTTGATGGGGTTGTTAACCTTACATTAACTGTTGCATAGGGTGACCTTGCAGAAGTTACTTCATAACCTAAAGTCTTTGCGTGAGATACTACACTTGAACGAAGTGATGCACTGTCTAAGAACATTTCGTTTGCTAACATGTTAGCATTGAATCCTAGATAGTGAGTATTGTATGCAAGAGTGTCTAGTAGAATACTCATACCAGAACCTTCAAAGTCATAATCTTTAAATTCGTTTTGTGCTTTTAAAAAAGTTTTTAAATTTTGTTTGATGTTATCAAAGTCTAATTCAGTTACTCTTAATCTTTTATCATTTACTGCCATTATCGTAATCTCTCTAATATAACTGATAAGTCTACCAATTCTGTGGGTGCGTTAACTACATAAAATTCTATTGATACATTATAAATGTTTCTGTCCATATCTGGTAGTGCTCTAACTGATACTAATCTTACTCTTGGTTCAAAGTTGTTAATAACATCTTCTACCTTTCTAGTTAAAACTACAGCAGTTATTGGTGTCATGGGTTCAAATAACATTTCACGAATCCCACCAGCTATTTCTGGATGGAATGGTTTCTCAAATGTATTCAGATTAACAAGATTTCTTAAAGACCTTTTAACTGCTTGTATATCAGTTACTTTACTGATATCAGAACCTACTGGTTTCTTACCAAAGAATAAGTCTAAATCAGAATATTGTGTAGCATTCCTACTAATATCATTCTGTGCTTGGGCATCTTTGTAGGCAGACATATATAATCTCTTGTTATTTAACTATTATTTATAAGAGTTTGTCCTATCATATTAAGTTAATCTGTGTTTCTTAAATCTTCTATCATACCAAATAACTGAACCATCATCTTCTTTCCATTCCCAATCACCCATATTTCTAGCTTCTAAGAAACTTTCATCTGTCCTACCACCATCATCATATGTATAACTTGAAAAGTATCTTCTAGTTGAGGCGGGGCTTAAGAATTTTTTTATCAATTTGCCCGTACCTTTGTCTACTTGGTCTGTGTCTTGACCATTTACTAGACTGTAAAGTCTATCAATCTTTTCATTTGTGTACCTTTGAAGAAATGTTTTTCTATTATTAACAACATAATAACCTCTGACACGAGTTCTTAATGCAAGTTGTGATTGAAAATATCTTTCATTTGCAGCATCAGCATCATACAATGACCCATCTGCATTTCTGCTGTAATTAATTGTAGTTTCCCCACCAGTTTCACTTACCTTTATTAATTTTTTAGTTGATGTACTAGTAACAGTTTTAGGTGTGGTTGTTGTTGATGTAGATTCTGTAGAAGTTGTTGTAACCTTTGTCATTCCAGATACTTCATCTGTAACCACTTCTATTTCTTTAGTTACTAATTGAAGTGTAGGGGTTACAGTTATTTTTTCTTTTATAGCTTCTACAGATGGTATCTTTATATTTGAAGGTAACTCAATAGGAATACTTAACCCATCTGGTATTTGTAGATTTGGAAGTAGGTCACCAACATCTCCTATACCTGATTGTATTTGTGTAGCAAGAGAACCAATATCCAATCCTTTGTCTGCCATTGCTGTACCAAATTTATTAGTGATTCCTAAAACCTGTGATTTATATTGTTCTAACCCAGCAGGTGTTGTTAAATCTAGATTAACTAATGTTGCAAATTCAGATTGCATATTTGCATTTGGAATAGTAGGTAGCTCAGGTATCATGCTTGATAATGATGATTTTAAATCTGAAACTTTATCTTTTACTGCATTTAAAATAGCTGTGGCATCTCCACCATGTTGAGCTAGAAGTGAATCTTTTAATGCAAGAGCATCCGTAAGAGTTTTATTTAATAACTCATTTGCTCCTTCAATATCTGCTCTTGTAAAATCTGCCATTTTATTCTCCTATGCCACTGGCACCAATGTGTTACCTTGCGATGTAGCATCTGCACCTGTATCTGGTTGTCCATGCACATGACTAGTAAGTTCGATTGTTTCAGCAGTCACAGTACTACCACTCGTAGCAAATGTTAATGTACTAATTTCTCCACCCACGATATCCATTGTTGATATTGATTCGAGTGCAACAGCGGTGTCTGATTTAATACTCATTGCTTCGGCCGATTTAAGTGTCAAGGTTGTACCAGAAGATATAGAAGTGCTAGCAACACTAAATGCAGTTGTGTTATTGAATGATAGTAAACCTATATCTTTTGATGATGTTAGAGTATAACTATCGGCTGTGGTTACATCATAAGTACCACCAATCGTTCTTGTTTCTTTTCCACCGATTGTAATATCACAATCTTTTGCTGTTCCTGATTCTGTAGAACCTATTGCACCTGATACTGAATTAGAAATATTGAATCCATGATTACCAATAATTTCTTCCTCTAAGTTTCCACCAGCATCTCCAGCACCAATCTTAACTTGTTCTGACTTGTGTATCTTTCTTGTGAAGTCACCACCGACTTCTAATATATAATCTCCATCAATTTTTTCTCTCTTAGTTCCACTACAAGTTAAATTAATATCTCCTCTCACATAGATATTAGATTTGCCGGCAATCAGTTCATAGTTATCACCGACAACCTTAACTGTCTTTGTGCCATCGGCAATTATTTCTTCGTAAGTTCCAGCGGCATGTTGTGTGTATAATCTTTCACCATCTGGTGTATCATCTACTTCTTTGATGTGTCCAGATTCAGATTCGTGTACATGATTGAAAGGATAGATTCCTGTTGGGTTACCAATTTGTTTTCCACCAAAAACTAAATCAGGGTTGCCCGCCTTATATCCTCTTGGTGTAGGCTCATCAAAACTTCCAGCAGTTTCTGTTTTACTTGTGGTTGATACTGTTGATACATTTGGTTTGGTCGCAGTAGGTATTCCTTTCCATAGAGTATCTCTACGATTGATAACTGACTTATGAGTTTCTGCATCTACACCTCTTGCAAGTCTTGATACATCTGATTCATTTAAACCATGTCCTGAATGCATAATTTCTTCGGATGGATAATCACCGCCAGGGTCATTAAAACCTTTTGTGATATCTGCTTCCGATTGTGGAACGCCAGGCAACGAACCCATAATAACTGGTTGTTGTTTCTCTACTGCATCTCTAAAGAATCCTATTACCCAACTTCCTTCAGTTAAAAAACTAGGTGAGTTTCCGAGTCCTTGCATAGATGGGTCAGTAACAGGCATCATGACATGAGCCCACGGCAAATCTTCCGTAGGAATATCATTTAAATCTTCTGTGTGGAAACCTAGACAACGGACTTGTACTCTACCAAGTTTGGCAGGGTCATTACGATTTTCTACAACACCAGTAAACCATACGAAGCCATCAAGGCCCATAAAATAATTTTCATTCATGAAAGTATTTATACAGTAACTTTAAACTTTGTGAGGCATATGTCCACGATAGTATAGTCTTCTGTATTGACCATTGATTTTTCTGTTTGGGTGTGTTGACATTATTTTTGCTAAAAGGTAATACGACATAACAATCTCTCCATATAATATATTAGATAAGCTTGTTAAGCATGCTTGATGCATTAGTATTTATACTAACTGTTACGATAATCTAGATAAATATTTCCAGCAAGTACTACTCGTTCGGCATCCATCTTTGATGCCTTTGGTACTTCGTGTATAACTTGGCCAGGAAACATAACTAACTCATCCGACTTTGGAAAGACATTTAGTTTTGCCTGTGGGAAATATAAGGGTGGCGAATTCTTAGGCACTTGTATATAATATACCCATGACCATAATGCAGGCCCATGTGTATGGGGTTTAGTGTATTGGTGTTCTTCGTATATCGCACCCCAACAATCGAATGTAAAAAACTTTTCGAATTTTCCTTTCTGGTCTTGCATGGTAACACTCTTAACAATATCAATTGCCTTTAAACATATATCATTGACCATAGGATTGTCTTTGTGCAAATACCAATTGGTCATCCATGCCTTAACATTAGTCTTACGAGCTTCCTCGTGTTTGTGTTTACTGATGAGTGTGTGCAACTCTAATCGTTTGGATACAGAAATACCTAGAGGTCTACGTATCACTCTTTCTTGTTTTGTGAATGTGTGAAACTCACCCTCAGTCTGAAGGTTGTTACTCAAGTCTTTTAACGACATATTAGATTCCTAAAAATTCATCATCTGGTACTTCTACTGGACTTCCCTGATTGGGTTGTTCCAACTTCAGTTTGCATAATGCTTTCAACTCTTGTACATCTTCGTTGATAGTTCTTACATCATCTAGTAATCTATCAAAAAGAAAATACAAATAAACTGCTCCGAGCCAAAAGACTATTACTGTTATCAATAGTATTGCATTTACCATAATTATCACTCCTATACTTTATCTATGATATCCCTCAATATTTCATTATGAAGTATTGTTAATATCATATCCGCTAATTTCTCAAATAAGTTTTCTATCACTATTTCTTTTTCATTCATGATTCGTTCCTACCACAAAAGTAGTTCATTACGTATACATAAAAACAGTATATCGTAAATAGTTTAATCGCCATCATCATCCCATACGATAAACTTGGCCCTAATACGTAGTACGACCAAAGTCCAACCATCCCCATCAATAAATATTTCATAGTTCTCTCCGATAATTCTCTCTACTTATAAGACGCCGATTTTTAGTGGTATGTTTCACCCACAGGTTCTTCTGAAATAACAGTTCTCTTATACCAATCGTAGAAGAAAGGATTCCTCTCAAACATAATACCCACATCTTCTGGCAGTATCTTGCCCATATCAATGATGTAAGAAAGTATCATCCACTTTTGTTCACGAGTTTCTTTATCGAGATTGTTGTAATCAAACAAACCAAACTCATCTCCTGCCACATTCAGTGTTTCCGTTTTCATCTCATCAATCAATTGTTCTATGTTACTGATACTGTTGCTGTTATCCATACTACCACCTCACTCATTATGTAAATTATTATACCCATTATAACACACACTTCAAGCATTGTCAAGTGTCCTCTCATGATAATAAAGTTATGACTATCACAGAGAATGCCAATAGATAAAGTAACAAACCATACCATACCAATTTCAATAGAAACGGAAAGGTCATTGCCATTAGGGTCAAAGCTAGTAATGCAAAAATGTATATCATCTTTCTAG